CTCCTAGTAACTTTGCCTCAGTTTTAATAGCGCTAAACCCTGAGGTAGTATAAACATTAGATAAGTATTCCCAATGTCCCCTAGAGATTTCATTGAATGTTTCTTTTGGCATTTTTCCTGTCATTAGTCTAGTTCGTTTATGTTTATATTATTTGTTTCAAATACTTCGTCAATGTATTGTAGCACTTCGTCAAAAGTTACCGCTCTATCGTAGTGTTTAAAATGGCTACGAAGGTGAGCAATTTCCCACAAAGCTATTGAATATCTGACGCTACTGGTTGCCTTGTTAAACCTTTTTTCCTCTTCAATATCATTTAGATCAAATTCTAATATTGCCTTCATAGTATATCGTTTATTTTTTTAATATAGTTTTCATCTGTGAAATAACCAAAGTCTTTTAACCATTGCAAATACTCGTCATTAGTGCATAACTCAGGAGAATATTTATCCTGCCACTTTTTATAATATGCTACCGATTGCATCCAATGGTCAAAGGTAAGGTATCTATCTGAATAGAACCCAAAGATATTATTTTTATCTAGTGAGCAATTATCACATTGATACCAACCAGTTTCAAGTACAGACTGAGAAGTAACTACCTCAGGAAATTTCACATTTTGTGTAACGCAAATTGTGTAAACGTTGCCATAAGTTAGCATTGTTATACGGATTATTAGGGGGATAATCATAGGTTATATTTTTTATCATACAAATCTCTTACTAATGACCAATGTTTTCCAAGTTTACTTTTTTCAGGATAAGTATTTATATTCATTAAAATATCTGCTAAAATTTCATTTTCCCTAAATACTTTACTTTTATAAGATGAGTATTTTTTTTCTAAAAATTCAAGTTCTTTATTTGCTTGTTCCATAATCATATCTTAAATAATCTTTTATTCTCCATAGCCTTGCAATATTCAATATCGGTAACAGTAAACTCGATAGGTACTCCCTCAGTATTAAACTGACGATACAAATAATAATCCTCTTTAATCCCGCTCTGAAACGTTACACCAAAGCCATAGCATCTAAACTTCTTACCGCTTAAATTCTCTACGGTATCATTCAATACTGGTTTAAATGATAATCGTTGGTTTTCAAATAATGTTAGCATAAATTATCTTTTAAGTGTTTGTTTTCAGCTTCTAATTTATCTAGTTCATTTTGCAATACTAATACTTTGTTTTTGAAATCAAAGTACATACTCATATACTTAGACTCTTTTTTTATTAACTGTTCTATTGTTAATTGGCTGTCGTTAAGTAAATCAATTAACTTATAGGCAAACTCTTTACGCTCTTCGCTTATGCCTTCTTTTTCTGTTGACGAATAAAGGTAAGTAGCCATTGCTAATATACGAGCCTTTAATTTTAATGTGTTAATCTCTTCCATTATTTCATATAATTAAAAATATGTGCAATTACATCTATTGTCCAACCGTTTCCTAACATCTTATAGCGTTGTGAATCGCTAACGTGGTTAGTATAATTATCTTTAACCGTTTGCAATCTTTCGCATTCTGTTGGTGTTAGTCTGCGAATTTGTGATTGTATTTTGACTACATTTTGGCCGCTTCCATCTTCTCTTGCTCTTGCAGGTATTGTTGCACCTTTACCACTATGTACTTCTCTAAATCCTTCTCCATCTTTATGCGTTCTTAATGTACCACTTGTTATCATTAAATCACTTTTACCTGCTGATAAAGCTGGACTAATACCATTTATATCATAAATCCTATCTTGTTGATATGGTTGTGTTGCTTTATTTGATTTATTGTTGGTGCTAATTTGTTTAATTTCTCTTACTAAATTATCTTTTGTTACGGTAGTTAATGAGTTGCTTTTATTAGTTCCATTTGTTTCAAGTTGTTGCTCAATATTACCTTTTTCTCCTCTGCCTCTCATTGCGACTATTTCAATTGCATTTGTATTACCGGTATCTAAGCAATATGTTTTACCATCGTTTCTACTCAAATGTCCTGTTCCACCTTTGCCCGTTGTAGATGATTTTGGCATAGTGTTGTGAATAATTAAATCCCAATTATGTTTATCAGTTGCAGTTGCACTTCCTCCAGTTCTTATTGTACGAGATTTATCATTTAAATCAAGTCCGGTAAATTGTTTATCTTTTACTACTATTTGATTGTATGGAATCCCACTTTGGTAACGAGCAACAACACATCCACTTTTGTCATCATCTTCATTCATTTGAAATGCTAAATTCCTTTGATTTCTATTTATGTATGCTATTGATTTTTCACTCAAAAAATACTTCTCATCAACCTCACTTTGCAAAATGTCTTTTAATAAAACTCCTTTGTCTTTAGGTTGCTGAATAATACTTTCTAAATCTCCAAATAATCCACTTGGTTGCATTCCTATATTTGTCCAGTATATTCTCCTTCGATTTTGGGCAGATACCAATGCAGAATTGATATGAATACCATTTACACCAATTGCTTTGCTTAATACTTTTTCCCACTTTTCGCCCATCTCTACATTCTCAAGTAAAAAGTATTTAGGTTTTACTTCATTAAGTAATCTCATAAACTCCCAAAATAAATAAGATTGCCCTTCAAATTCATACCCCTCAGCTTTCAATTCTAAATAATGTTCTAAAGTTAATATTTCCGTTTCACATTTTGTACTCATTCCCTTTCGTTTTCCCGCAAATGAAAATGATTGACAAGGTGAGCCACCTATTAATAAATCAATCTTAGGCAATGAATAACCATCTACATTAACAACAGATCCAAGTTGGATAGTATTTGGATAGTTTGCCATAGTAACTTTAATTGCATATTTATCAATCTCACTTGCAAAATAATTATCTACAACTATTCCAGATCTTTCTAATGCTTGTTGGCCACAAGACATCCCATCGAATAAACTAAGTACATTCATATCAAAAAGGGTTTTCATTAATTACTGAATCAAAGCCTACGTTCATCGGCATCTGAGGTGCAATCTGATTAGTATGTTTGTCTAACATATATTTTCTTACTCCATTTATTTCCTCGAAGTATCTATTCTTTTTCCAATCCCAGTTAATTACAGCGTGTCCTAACCTACCGCTACCTTTAGGCTTAGCCTTTTGATTATAAACGATAGTCTTATTCTTACCGTATGGTTGCCCCGTTTCATCGCATAACCACTCAGGAGGTACGTAAACAAGTAGCATAGTCATTGCCCTTCTACTCACTACCTGACCACCTGCCCATTCAGTTTTTAATGCGCCACGTACATACCATTGACCTGTATTATCGTCTTTCATTGGTTTAATATCGCTCACGTGAAACACTACTATATCTAATCTATTTGACTTCTCAGATACTTTACGGATATATTTTAAATCTTCCTCTAGCCAAATATGAGTACCGCCATGATTACCCGACTCATTGCGTACATCGTTAAAGGGATCTAAAATAGTGCCTTCAAACTTTATCCCTAGTTCCTTCTCTGCCTTATCCACCTCTTCGTAAAATGATTTTACGGTCAGGTCATCTATTTGCAGGAATACAAAATGATGCTCGATAAATTGATGTGCCTCTATTAAATCTGATTCACTCATAGCAAATTGACCAAAATAAGGTTTACCGATATACTTCTGACAAATCTCTGCTATTGATATTTCGGTTAATCCCGCCTCACCTAAATAAACGGCAAACTTAAAGTTATGAAGTTTAGCGCAACTAACCGCCAACTCTAAAGAAAACTCAGATTTACCTTGATGAACAGCACCTCCGATAAATAAAGGATAACCACGAACTATTCGATAGATTTCGTCTAATGTAGATAGACCAGTAGATAGGGTTTTAAAGTATTCCCCTTTCTCTCTGAACCTATGCAGTTGCTTTTGTTTATCCTTTATCGTTACTATCATTTTGTTTTTGTTTGTTTCAAAGTTATAAATATTTCAGCTTAGTATCTAAGGTTAACTTTTTCACGTCTGCGATAGTTGTATATTTCCTCAATTAAAGAAATATATTGAGTTGTGTTTGTACAGTCAACAAGCGCAGTAGGTTGAGACTTTAATTTTTGCAAAAATTCAGTAAATTCAAAATTAGTATTTTTAAATAGTTGCAACATTGCATAAATAAAACTTCTTCTTTTTATGCCTGTATAATAAGGCTCAATTAGAAGTATTTTTTCAATGGTTTTACAAGCATTATTTAAACTTTTTATTTTAAAAGTTCCATTATAAAATACGTCTACTTGGCTTTTTGTGTGCATTCCTGTTAGTATAGTAATACATTCATTATGACCTATGCCGTATGTTTCTTTAAAATCACGATATTTAATATAATCTTCGTTACCTAAATTACAATAGCCAGTTAAATAATCGTCAGCATTCCAAGTCTTTGAATTTTGATTTAAAACGTGAACTTCATTTAATCCATAACCATTACAAACAATGTAGTGAAGTGGTAATTTTAATTCTTTAATTACATCAAATCTGTGTTGCCCATCAATTATTTCATAATTTTCATTTACGATTATAACCGTAAATAAATAATACTCATTCATTGATCTTTTTAACCTGTTAATGTGTAACAAGTTTTTGTTTCTGTTGCCATCTATTGACTTAAATAGATAGTAATCTGTTGTTGTGTGAACTTGGTTACTGTGCGTTACCATTGGTTCTGTTTTTAAATTATTCATTTTATTTATATGGGTTTTATAACTCCGCCCAGAAGTTTTATTTTAGTTGTTTATATTTATCTCATTAATGCAAATTGATTATTAATAGTAAGCGTTGGCTTTTTAATATCAAACTTTATCTTACCTTCCTGATCATCCTTTCTCGCCCAACCTCGTATAGTTGCCTTCCAGTCTTTCATTAACTTGCCTTTACTATCTGACCAGTCTAATGCTGAATCGTAATAGTGTTTAAGTTTTTCAGTTGACCATTCAGGAAATGCCTCTTTAAATTTAGCTTTATCAAAATAGATAGAGTTTTTAAAAAGGGTTTGTTTATTATTATCTACTCTTATCTTATCTTCTATTATCTTATGCTTCGGTTTCGCTTCTGTTTCGCTTTCGTTTCGCTTCAATTTCGCTTTACTTCCGTTTCCTTTCTTAGTTTCCCATACT